ATATCCTCAGCTTCATTAGCATTTAATTTTAGTAATATAACTTCACCATCTCAAATATTACCTGGTGATTATATTAGATTTGAATATGATAAAACAAAACAATCTAAAATATATAATGTCCAATCTATACCTGGGGGGTATGTATATTTAGAAATTAACCCACCAATACCATCAGGTTCTATCTTAGATCATTTTACAGTATATAGAATAAATCCAAATGCTGGTAATCAATTAATACTAAATGTTAAAAAACCTATAGGTACAACAGGTCAAACATTAACGGGTTTTATCAAACCACAACATATGTCTGAAGAATTAGAAAATAATTTTACAACTATAATCCAAAAACTTGCCGCAGAAGGCTTATTAACATAATATTTATAATAAATTATATATAAAAAATGGGATATTTAAATAATCAAATAGTAACAGTTGATGCTATTTTAACCAAAAAAGGTAGAGAATTACTAGCCAAAAATGATGGCTCATTTCGTATTACTCAATTTTCATTATCTGATGATGAAATTGATTATACATTATTCAACCCAACCAACCCTTCAGGTTCTGCTTACTATGGTCAAGCAATTGAAGGTATGCCTTTGTTAGAAGCATTTTCAGATGAAACACAAATAATGAAGTATCAACTTACTACATTACCTCGTGGTACAGCTAAAATGCCTATCCTTAATATTGGTTATACTAATATAGTATTAAAACAAGGTGCTTCATTATCTATTACTCCACAAACATTAAATTATTTAGGAGGATCACAAACATTTGAAACATCAGGATATAACTTCACTATAGGTGATGTTAGAACAATGAGTGTATTTAATGGTGTGGGTATTAACACAACACAAGCTACTTCATTAAATTCAACAACTACTCTTGGAACTAACGTGTCTAAAACAGTAATTGGTACTACATTAAACATGACTGGTACTACTATTAATACGTTATTTGGGTCACAAACACAATTACAAACAGTATTAATTGTAACAGGTAGAGATAGTGGAGCAAGAGTAACTATTCCAATTACTATAACAAAAGTTAGCTAATAAAAATATTATAAAAAAATATGTCATTTAAAACATTAGACCCCCAAGATTTCTTAGTTAGTGCTGATAGTATAACAGCTCCATGTTGGACTAATTATGTCTCTCCAATAACTGCTTTATATACATCTTCTGTACAAGTTGCTGGAACATCTGGTAATTACTATCTAAACATATATAATTCTGACCCATCTACAGATACTTCCGCTGAAATTCAATTTAATATTGCTTATGGTAATACTAATGGATCTGGTTCATTATTATATGATGCTGGTATAAATGGATTATCTCCTTCAAGAACAGTATATGGTCAGTTTCGTAATTTAATTTATGGAGATGAAAATACTCAATTCTCATTCTCATCTGTTACCCCAGTCCAACAAGATTTTTATTCTATCACAATTGATAGAGCAAGATTTAAAGAATCATTATTCCCAGGATCATTAAATTTAACATTATATTCTGCTTCTAGAGCTATTACTCTAACAGACAATAGTCTAGACACAACTACTATCACATATTGTGATGCTGGTAGAGTGTTCCAAATTGTATCAGGAAGTAATGGAACAGCTGTATCAACAGCAAATAGTGCTTTAGGAGCAGTAAGTAATGGTATGACAATCTCAGGATCATATGGTTTATTCCTACCAGATATTGGAACTATTATATTAAACGCCCCAGCATTAGATTTACCATTTGCTAGTGGAGGTATTGCTTTAAATACTCAAAGAGCATCAAATACTAATAATCAAAATCCAATTCGTTTATATTCAACAGCATCAGGTAGAATTGGATTAACTACAGGTTCATACACAAGTAGTTTTTCATTAAATAGTAATGAAACAATTACTTCAGATTTTGTATTCTGTAGAGCAAGAAACGCTGAATTTAACTACACTGAAAATCCAAGTTTTATATCAGGAAGTACAGGAGCAGTATTATATGATTTATTTATCAATAGTCCAACTACTTATATTACAACAGTAGGAATGTATAATGATCAAAACGAATTATTAGCAGTAGCTAAACTATCTAAACCACTTAAGAAAGATTTTACAAAAGAAGCATTAATACGTGTTAAATTAGATTTTTAATGAATGGGTGCTTACAAACAATTTCTAAGCACGGATGTCATAGTATCTCCGTTAGTTGTTAACAAAAGTTTTTCTTTTGAAGGAAGTGCATCTTTAGAAAATAATGGAATAATAAGATTAACAGGACAGAATATTAATAAGTCTTCCTCATTTTTCTTAACTTCTGCTTCTTTTGGATATAACAGTAGCTCTGTATCTCTTGGAGGATTGTATAACTCAATCAAACAATTATACTATACTAACTATATCTCTAATCCAATTAGTGGTTCACCTTATATTACTGATTTTAATGGTAATGTAGTTGAAGATAACTCTCAAACTGATGTTTATAGTAGATTTTATAACTATGAATCTACAACTTTATTCCAAACTAACTCATTAGGATATACTTCTAATTATGGTTATAGTAGATATTTTCTTGAAATCCCTAATGCTGTTGTATGGGTAATGTCTATACCTAAAAATTTATTTGGAGATTACCTAAACCCAAACACAGTTAATTTTAAATTTGATAATGGACTTGGTGGGTATTATAATGTTACAGATAATGGAGAAGGATTATTAATATCTGGGTCAACCCCAGTAGGAATAATAAATTACCCTCATGGGATAGCAGTACTTACAAATGATACCATACTCCCAGACATAGATAGTTATTGGGTTAATACTAATGATTTTACTTGTAGTTTCCAAAGCTCAAGAACAATCTATGAAACACAATATAAATGTACTATACGACCTGAGGAATTTAATTTTAGTTTAAACCCATCATTAATATCAGGTTCTACAGAAGGTACAGTATATGATTTTGTAACAGGCTCATATTTTAGTCCATATGTAACTACAGTAGGATTTTATAATGAAGCACAAGAATTATTGATGGTAGCTAAATTAGGTCAACCGCTTCCTACAAGTCAAACAACTGACACAACGATACTAGTTAATATAGATAAATAAAATTATGATAAATTGGTTATATAAAGGTAATAAAATTGAAAACATAGAAGATTTTGGTGAACAAACTCCATTTGGATTTGTTTATCTTATTTCTAATACTATTGATGGTAGAATATACATCGGTAAAAAATTTCTCCAACATAAAAAGACTAAAAAACTAGGTAAGAAAGCTATAGCTGAGCAAACTGGTCCTGGTCGTAAGAAAACTAAAGAAGTATCATATGCTGAATCAGATTGGAAAACATATTGGGGTAGTTGTAAACCATTATTAGAAGATGTGACACGTTTAGGTGAAGATAAATTCTATAGAGAAATATTAGATTTAGCATGGACATCAAAACATCTATCATATCTTGAGGCTAAATACCAATTCACAACACTCTGCTTAGAAACAAATAGCTATAATGATAATATACAAGGACGATATTTTAAGAAAGATTTGGCAACCCCAAGTCCTATTGATATATTGTAAGTATGGTAAATCAAGCATTAGTTGCTACAATAAATTCTGTTTTAGGTACTGGTAAGTCTACCTCTAAAGGTAATTTTGCTTATCATTGCCCATTCTGTAACCATCATAAACCTAAACTTGAAGTCAATTTATCTGAAAATGAAAAAGGTGAACATCCATGGCATTGTTGGGTTTGTGATAAAAGAGGTAAAAGCTTAGTTAAACTATTTAAACTAATAGAAGCAACTACTGAAAAAATAAATGAACTAAAATCATTAGTAAAATACACATCAGGTGTAGAAACAGTAGTAGTTGATAAAAAAGTAGAATTACCTAAAGAATTTAAACCACTGTCAAACCAATATAATAGCATTGCATATAAGCACGCAATCAGCTATTTAAAACGCAGGCAAGTTACATCTAACGACATTATTAAATACAATATAGGTTATTGTGAATCTGGCAAGTATAACAACTGCATTGTAATACCATCATATGATAAAGATGGAATTTTAAATTATTTTACCGCTCGTAGTTTTGATAAAAACTCATCTCTAAAATATAAAAACCCAGATGTATCTCGTGATATAATACCATTTGAGTTGTTTATTAACTGGAATATACCAATTATATTATGTGAGGGACCATTTGATGCGCTAGCTATTAAACGCAATGTTATCCCACTGTTAGGCAAAAACATCCAACAAAATTTAAGAAAAAAATTAGTTACTTCTAAAGTACAAAAAATATATATAGCGTTAGATAAAGATGCTATTAAACAAGCTCTATCATTCTGTGAAGAGCTAATCAATGAAGGTAAAGAGGTATATTTGGTAGATATGCAAGATAAAGATCCTGGTGAAATGGGATTTGAAAATTTTACAAATTTAATCCAACATACCATTCCATTAACATTCTCAAGTTTATTTGAGAAAAAACTCCAATTAGTATGAGCAAAGTAAAACACTTGTATAAGCGTATATTAGAAATTTCTGATGACCATAAACAAATAACACTACCAGATTCTAGATATTATAGAAGAAATAGTGATTATTACCCATCTGTTACTTATGTACTAGGTACTTACCCTAAAGGTAAACACTTTGAAGATTGGTTAAAGAAAGTAGGTTACGCGTCAGAATATATAGTTAAAAAAGCAGCTGAAGATGGTACTCAAGTTCATGAAATGATTGAGGAATATTTAAACGGTGAAGAATTAACATTTTTAAGTTCATATGGTGTACCACAATATAATCCTGAAGTATGGATTATGTTTTTACGTTTTGTAGACTTTTGGGAAACATATAAACCTAAATTAATTGAGACTGAAGTTCACTTATTTTCAGATGAATTAAAAGTAGCTGGTACATGTGATCTAGTTTGTGAAATTGATGGTGAGTTATGGATTATTGACTTTAAAACATCTAATCATCTACAAACAGTATATGAATTACAAACAGCTGTTTATAAACAATGTTATAAAGAATGTTATGGTCTAGAAGCTGACCACGCTGCTGTGTTATGGTTAAAATCATCTAAACGTAAAGCTAATAAAGAGAAAATGCAAGGTAAGGGATGGGAAATAGCTGAATCAGAACGTACATTTGAAGAAAATTTAGAAATATTCAAGACTGTACGTAAGTTATTTGATCTTGAAAATCCTAAGTCCGCACCTGTATTTGAGTCGTTTAGAACTACCGCAAAACGAGAAGACTTGTAATATTTATGATAAAAGGTTTGGCTATGCCAAATCTCTTTATTATATTTAGCAAGATGATAAAACTAACTGACTTACTAAAAGAAGTACAAAATAAACCAAAAGCTATAATAATGGCTGGAGGAGCATCAGTAGGTAAATCAACAATCCTAAAAACAATTGATTCTCAATTAAAAGGATTTGAAAACTTAAATGCAGACAAATATGTAGAAGATAAAGATTCACCAATGTTTGGTAATTTATCTGCTGCCTCATCTCAAATAAGAAAACAAGACTTACCTAACGCTATAGCGGCTAAACGTAATTTAATTTACGATACCACAGCATCTAATCTATCTACACTTCAACCAACATTAGACATGTTAAATGAAGGTGGATATGATACAATGATGATAATGGTTTATGCCCACCCAATAGTATCATTTTTAAGAAACTATAAGCGTGAACGTAAAGTACCAGCAGCTGGTGTTTTAGGTACTTGGGCTAATGTTTACAATTTGTTAGATGAGTATAAAAATATATTTGGAGATAATTTTATTTTAGTAAACACACCATCAGGTCCAGAAGAAGAAGCAGAAATTGCTAATTTTGAAAAAGCATATCAAGATGGTACTTTAAAAGAATATTTTGATAACTTATTATCATCAGGTCAATTTGTTTCATCATTTAGAAAAGATGATACTGAATTATCACCTGAAGAAAAAGCTAAACGAGAAAAGTCAAGAGAAAAAACAAAACAACAACTTTATCAAAATATTGATAAGATAGCTAATACTTACGGGGATATTCAATCTAAATTGAATCCTATAGATAGTAAACAATTATCTACTGTTGTTAATAATTTTATTAAATGAACTCATTAGTTAAATCACTTATATTACCATTTTTAACTGAAGTTGATTCCTTAGGTGAAGGATCAACTGTAGGTTTATTTGGGGGTGGATTTCAACCACCTACTAAGGGTCATTTTGAAGTAGTTAAAAAAGCTATAGAAAAATACAATCCAAACAAATTTATTATATTTGTTGGAACAGGAGGTGGAAGATCAGATATCACTCAAGATCAATCATTAGCTATATGGAATATCTATAAAAACTATCTACCTGATAATGTTGAAATTGCAGCCTCACCTAACCCAGTATCTTCAATTTATAGATATGCTAAAGAACATCCATTTGAAGATATTAAGTGGTTTTTGGGGTCTAGACAAGGTAATGACCAAGATTTTCAAGATTTTTATAAACGCTCTA